CAAGGAAGGCTACAGCCATATCTCTAAAAAGAATATGAAAAAGCTCATAGAGTTCTATCAAGAGATCGCAGCCGCTTGTACTATGCTGATGCAAGAAGCCAAAGTCAACAAGAAGCCTAGGGCTCGAAAGGCCAAGCCCGCTGAAAAGATCGTGGAAAAGATGAAGTATTGCAAGAGCAACGAACCGCTCAAGCTGGTCAGTATCAACCCTACTGATATCTTGGGTGCTAAAGAGCTGTGGATTTTCAACACGAAAACACGTAAACTAGGCAAATACGTGGCTGCAGAGTATCAAGAACTAGGTGTAAAAGGCACATCAATTACAGGATTCGACGAGAATGCCAGTGTGCAAAAGACCCTGCGTAAGCCAGAAGATCAACTCAAAGAGTTCAAAGCCGCAGGTAAAGTAGCTCTGCGTAAGTTCCTAGAGGATATTAAAGCAGTAGATATCAAGCTCAACGGGCGCATCAACGAAGATACTGTGCTTTTAAAAGTACAATAACGAGTTTTTGGAGGTTTGATAAATATATGCATGAACGATCAAACCTCCAACCCATTAGACGTAATTTCTAAAGCTCTAGCGGATCTCGCTGAGCATCGAACATCAATTGATGCTGTTTACTCCGATCTAAGATTCTTAGAATTTAAATCTAAGAATTCCGGAGATAATTACGGTAAAGGAATGATCTTTACCGGAGATGGCTACACAAAACAATTTGTTTTTAATCACAAACCCGACAAATTTCTTTCTACAGAAAACTTAGGCTTGACTAAAGATAAAGGATTTTTTATTAATAATAATCCTGTTTTAAATGAAAAAGAATTAGGCCCTACAGTGGTAAAAAGTTCTTTAAAAGAAGTCGGAAGATTAAAGGGATTGGTCGTAGACGGATCTGTTAATATTAACCAATACTTGTTTTATAATGGAAGCATTGATCGATTAGGTCTAGGAATCGATGAACCAAACGCTGCATTTTCTGTAGCCGAAAATGCAATAGAAGTGATGCTAGGCACTACCGAGAACATGCACGGTATGGTCGGAACCCATGCCAGTACAGATTTCGATATCGTTACTGATAATACTGCTAGAATCACAGTCAAAGGAACAGGCGATATTGTTTTAGGAAATCCGAATAGAAATCCTATCAAAGTTACAGTTAATGGAAAAATCAGTATCGGAGTTAACACCCCCGATCCTGCTGTAGACTTGCATGTTGCAGGTCCAGTAAGAATCCATAATCATCTACATATGTATGCTTCTGCTCCGCCGAGTGCAGGATCATATTCCGTAGGCGACATTGTTTGGAACGAAGCAGCTCGAGTTGGTGGTAATGTAGGTTGGATATGTCTACGTGCCGGTAGTCCGGGTGCATGGTATCCATTCGGCGACATCAAAGAAAGAGGCTAGAATGCGAGCCCTAGTGATAGGAAACGGCGAAAGTCGTCGTGATATAGATCTCTCACATTTTTCTCAAACACACGAAACTATTGGCTGCAATGCTCTTCATAGAGATTTCATACCCGATCATCTTATTTGTGTTGATAAAAGAATGGTCGTAGAAGCTCTAACAAATTCTGTTCCGAGAATTTATACTAGAGAAAGACACTACAAAGATTATAGAAAAATAGCTAAAAATAAAAATGTCTTTCTATTACCCGAAATTCCTTTTGAGCCTACAGAAAAGGCAGATCAACCGATGCATTGGAACAGCGGTCCCTATGCTATCTTACTATCATGCCAACTGAACCATAAACAAATTGATTTGATCGGTTTCGATCTTTACGGAATCGATTTTAAAATTAATAATATGTATAAAGGTACAGTAAATTATCAACCAGCGGACTCTAAACTAATAGATCCCAATTATTGGATCTACCAAATTTCAAAAATTTTTCAATATTTTTCAGATGTTAAATTTACGATTTACAATCACGAAAATTGGAAAATGCCACCAGTATGGATCCACAAAAATGTCCATTTTAAAAAAATAGAGGATTTTACGGCTTGACATTAAATATAGAGCTTGTATAATTAACTCAGTGGTCTAAGACGTTCATCCCACTTTAAAAATTCTGCATGTCATCAAACTTGCTCATACTATTAAAGGAGACTAGAGATGGCAAATTATGTATCAACAAAAACTTATGGCAATGACAGAGGTCTTTCATGTTGTTTTCGTCAGTGGCGTAGCACTCATAGTCATTGCAGCCTATTGCATGGTTATAGCATTGGCATTCGTCTTGTATTTGAGTCTACTACCCTTGATGATCGCAATTGGGTTATGGACTTCGGTGGACTAAAAGCATTTAAAGAGTGGAGCGAATGGCAGTTCGATCATACTCTATGTGTAGCATCAGATGATCCTCATCTACCATTTTTCAAACAAATGAACGACATCGTGACAGTCGATGGCACGAATGATCCTAACAGTCCTGTTCCAAATGAAAGAGGAGCATTATGTGATCTCAGAATCGTGGAAGCAGTAGGCTGCGAAAAATTCGCAGAACTAGCATACACTACTATGAGCGAGATACTTAAAGCATATCAAGAAGGTCGTAGTTGGACACATCCAGACGGTCGTGTATTTGAAGCTCGATATCCTGTCGGACAAGGTGTAAGATTGCGTTCTGCAGAAGTATTCGAACACGAAGGCAATTCAGCAATCTACGAGGGCTAATTGAAAAAGTTCTGGAGAATATGGGCTAAAGCCTTAGGAGAAAAGGCAGGAAAGAATGATAGCGAAGCGGATAGAGTCGCACTTGTTAGATCTTGTATCGTTTTATTCTATATTGTTACTAATCTTTTTATCATCGCCGGAGTAATAAGACACTGGTAAATATCTCATGAAATCATTTAACATCAATAAAATCGAAGCCAGTAACAAAAATAAATTCTTTCTCATCGCCGGACCTTGCCAGATAGAAAGCAACGATCATGCCCAAATGTTAGCAGGTTCTATCAAAGAAATCTGCGACGGGTTAGGCATCAATTTCATCTACAAAAGTAGTTTTGATAAGGCTAATAGATCTAGTGTTAATACTAAACGTGGATTGGGCATAGACAAGGGTCTAGAAATCCTCAACGGTGTCAAACACAAGTTCGAAGTGCCTATCTTAACTGACATTCACGAAACATATCAGGCCAACGAAGTGGCTGCTGCTGGCGTTGATGTCCTGCAGATTCCTGCTTTCTTGTGCCGACAGACTGATCTGTTGTTGGCTGCAGGCAAGACAGGATGCGCTATCAATGTCAAGAAAGGCCAGTTCCTAGCGCCACACGATATGAAAAATGTCGCTGCTAAGATCGCATCAACTGGTAATGAAAGAATAATGTTATGCGAAAGAGGATACACTCATGGATACAATAACTTGGTTGTGGATATGCGTAGTCTACCCATTATGGCAAGCACCGGGTATCCAGTGGTCTTTGATGCCACTCATTCTGTGCAACAGCCTGGAGGATTGGGATCGTCATCTGGAGGAGATCGCGAGATGGTACCCTACTTGGCCAGGGCCGCTATAGCCACAGGCTGTGTAGCCGGTGTATTCATGGAAGTGCATGAAAATCCAGATAATGCTCCTAGTGACGGTCCGAACATGGTCCTATTAGATAATCTCAAATCAATATTAGAAAAGTTGGTAGAAATTGACAGAATCGTTAAGCCCAGCTGATTTAAAAGCTCAGCGAAAATTAGAAAAAGCTAAAGCTAAGATAGAAAAATTAGCAAGCCTTCCACAAGAACCTCTCACAGTATTATGCGTGAGATTTGGTAACAAATACGGAAGAGAATACGTCGAGAGATTGAGAAATATGATCTCTCGACATCTAAGTATTCCTTATGAGTTCGCTTGCCTTACCGACGACAACAATCCCATCGCAAACGTAAGGACCATCTATCAAAAAAATGCCTTATATCCCAAAGGCTGGTGGCATAAGGTGCATATGTTTGATCCTAATCTTCCGATTAAAGGAAGGATATTATATCTCGATCTCGATGTAGTTGTCCACCGAAACATAGATAAATTGGTGCAGATTTGTGCTTATGATTTCTACGGAATTAGAGATTTTAATCGTAAATTCCACAATGGTTGGCAAAATCTCAATAGCTCTGTTATGAGTTGGGTTCATGGTTCACAATCGCATATCTATGAACAATTTATCAAAGATAAGAATACCGCTCAAAGATTACACGGAGATCAAGATTGGATCTGGAAAACATCGAAAAATCGTATCAAATTCTGGCCAGATCAATGGATACAAAGTTACAAATGGGAAATAAGGTCTAGAGAAGAATTGGTAGACCGAACGGGGAAAAAAGGATTTAAAGTTATTAGGAATGATGTTATCCCTCACCCAGAATGTTCCGTTGCCGTATTTCATGGAGATCCTAATCCTATAGATGTTAAAGATAGTTTTGTAGTAGAGAACTGGCGATGATTTATTTGTTTGATGTTGATGGAACACTGACTCCTAGTAGAGGTCAGATAGATTCGAAATTCGAAGATTGGTTTTTAGACTTTTGTGAAACTAATAGAGTGTGTTTAGTTACAGGTAGTGACTACGCAAAGACCTTAGAACAGTTAGGCGAAGATATTTTAGACCGAGTCGAATATTCTTTCAACTGTTCAGGCAATGCTATCTATTGCGAACACGAATGCATCTACAAAAGCGAATGGCAATGCCCAGAAGACCTCTGGCTATTCTTAGAAAATGAACTATATAAAACCCATTACGACAAAAAGTATGGTAAGCATTTTGAAGAACGCATCGGAATGTTAAATTTTTCCATAGTCGGACGTAACGCTGTAGGATCAGAAAGAACTGATTATTTCGAATGGGACAAACAGTCCAACGAACGAATTAAGTTAGCTAAAAGAATAAACGAGCAGTGGCCAAATGTACAGGCAGCAGTGGGTGGTGAAACGGGCATTGATATATTTGAGTACGGAAAAGACAAGAGCCAAGTTTTGGATTACCTTAAGTCTGGAAAGCTAATATTTTTCGGAGATAGAATGGACGAAAGTGGCAATGACTACTCATTGGCCAAAGCTATCGTTGACAACAATCGCGGACAATGTTATAATGTTAGAGACTGGACACATACTTGGGAACTATTAACACAATGCCAAAACGAATCGGCTTCGCCTGCAAATGGATCGACTTTACATCTCAAGTAGATGGTATCAAACCCAAAGACGACTGCAAGAAATATAATACTGGCAGCACCACTGTCGCTTGGTTAAATAGACAGACTAAAGACGTGGCCTGCGAAAAGCTATGGTCGTTGATGGAACAGAACATCGCTGCCTGCCACATACTAGTAGAACGTGTGGGAGTATTAGATGAAGATCTTAGAATGGTACGACTCAGTAGTGATATACTGCCTGTATACACTGAGCCTACTTGGGGCTGGTTTTGGCGGCAATACGATGTACGGGCTTACTGCGAGAGAGCTTTTTCAAGATTGGGTGACGTGGCCCGTTCGCGTGATGTTCGCCTTAGTTTTCATCCTGGTCAGTTTACTGTCCTGGCAAGCGATAACCCAGATATTGTTAATCGCTCAATAGAGGAATTTGAATATCATGTGGACATGGCGAGGTGGATGGGCTACGGACAGACTTTCCAAGATTTCAAAATCAATGTCCACATATCTGGACGACAAGGTCCAGCAGGTATTCGAGCCGCTTTGTCTCGACTCACACCAGAAGCAAGAAATACCATTACAATCGAAAACGATGAAATCTCCTGGGGAATCGAAGCCAGTCTGGAACTTGTTAACGACCTGGCGCTGGTTCTAGATATCCATCATCATTGGGTAAAAACTGGCGAATATATCGAACCCACAGATGACAGATTCAAGCGTATCGTCGACAGTTGGCGTGGTACTCGTAGACCTGTTATACACTACAGCGTAAGTCGAGAAGATCTTCTTACAAGTCACAATACAGACATATTGCCGGATATGAACCGTCTGTTAGAACTAGGCTATAAAAAATCCAAACTAAGAGCCCATTCAGATTTTTATTGGAACAATAAATCCAACGAATGGGCCCTGCGATTTAGAGATTATGCAGATATAATGTGCGAAAGCAAGGCCAAGAATTTGGCCAGCTTTGCACTCTATGAACAGGCTAAAGTTATTGAGCCTTTGGCTTGCGGCCGCGAGTTGTTGCCTTCTTAGCAGCAGCTTTGGTCTTCGTTGCTGCCTTTTTGACTTGTTCCTTGGCAGCTTCAACAACTACTTCTGCGTCTTTAGCATCAACTACTCCGTCTTTGTTAACGTCTGCAGCCGCAGTTACTCCGACTACTGTATTGTCAACAGCAGCCTTGGCGTCTGCCAAATCAACTTTACCGTCGTTGTTGATATCAAGACTTTTCGCAGATCTATTAAAATAGATTAGAGCAGCAATAGCTACAATAGCGACGAGTGCGATAATGATTTCCATAAGAGTCTCCTTGTTGGTTATTTAGCGGTAAATACAGGATGACGCTACATTTTATTAAAAGTCTAAAAGAATCTTCCGATAACAGAGAAATTTACCAAGAAAAACTTAAATTTGGTAAAGATGAATTAGCGCCTGTTATGAGCGAGGACACTATTAAGTATCACTACGACGGTCTCGCTGCCAAATATTCTGAACGTTATAATAAAGGAGAAGGTGACGCTGATTTTAATTATGGCGGTGCTGTTCTGCACAATATTTTCTTTGCCAACTTAATCCCTCCCCAAGCTGCTAATAAACCCAAGGGAATCAGTAAATCCGTCATAGATGAGAAGTATGGTAGTTTTGAAAAATTCAAAGAAGCATTTGAAAAAGAAGCAATGGCTATACAAGGCAGCGGATGGGTTTATATGGACACTTCTGGCGAACTACATACTATACCAAATCACGAATATAAAAAATCTATGAAGATTGCTCTGTTAGTAGATTGGTGGGAACATGCTTGGGCTCTCGATTATCAGCAGGACAAAGCCAAATATCTACAAAATATTTGGCGTATTATCAATTGGGAAGTTGTTAATATCAGACTAGGAGTTTAAACTCTCAGGCAGACGCACCGAGATGATCACTGTAACAGAAATAGCAAGACAAAAGATACGCCAATCTCTTGAAAAAAGAGGTAAGGGCATAGGCGTAACTATAGGTGTGCGTACCACAGGGTGCAGCGGGTTGGCCTATACCTTTAAATATCTAGACACAGTAGATCCTAAATCTGCTGGAAAGACCTATGTATTCGATAGTTTCAGTATTTTTATTTCTGATAAACATTTGCCTTATTTTAAAGATCTAGAAATAGATTATGTAAAACAGGGTCTGAACGAAGGATTCGAATTCCGCAATAGTGCAGAAAAAGATCGCTGTGGCTGCGGAGAAAGTTTCAGAGTCTAATATTTAGAAACTGGCCAATCTAAGCTAGCTGGCATATCCCAGATCTTCTTGCGTTCTACGCCTTTGCGTTGAGCGAATTTCTTAGCATCACAGCTGGAACAACAGTGAAAATAGTTATCACTGAGTCGTTTCCTATCCATGTGCTTTAAATCCCTAGAGAACTCTCGACCGCAGTTATCACAGGCAAACGCTGCATAGATCTTTTCTCTACTATACGTGTGTTCTTTACCTGTTTTGCTATGTCTGACATAGATGTTTTTTTCTTTGTATTCTCTCAAGAACATAACGTATTTACATTCGGCTTATAAAATTTCTTGGTAAATATACGATAACCATTTTATTAGGGTAAATTATGGCACGTAAAATCATTGATATCGGCATCGTAGGCAACGATGGAACCGGCGATAGTATTCGCGATTCGTTTAGAAAAGTAAACGATAATTTCCGAGAGCTTTATAGCTCTTTGGGCCTAGGCGAAAGACTTACTTTTATCGGATTAGATGATACACCGGAAACTTATCTAGGTCAAGAGAATGCCTTATTAGTAGTAGGTGCTGATCCCGACACTGGCGTAACCGGAATTAAATTCAAACAGTTAGTAGAAGGTGTTGGTATAAAAATAGATTTTAACCCCGATGGAAACCTCAATGAAATTAGACTAAACTCAGAATTCTCAGCAGTCTCCGGAGACCCAGCTCCTCAGCTAGGGGGCGATTTAAGTGCATTTTATGGTGGACAGCAAAAAAGAATTCTAGATCTACCCCCATACGAATTCTTTTCAGAGTCACCCGGAGGTCCGGTATTTCCTAGAGAAGCGGTTAGCAAAGCCTATGCAGACAGTAAAATTTCACGTGCAGGTGTAAATGGAATAGATCCAGAAACTGGAAGATCGAATAGCGAATTCGGAACTATGACTGGTCCGTTGATTTTAGCTAGAAATCCAATACCAGAAGACGACGAAATATATGACGGCTTGATTGCTGCCACAAAGGCATATGTAGATAATTCCGCATTCGGCAGTGCTGTAAATTTATATGTTGCAACTTCTGGTTCTGACGATCGAGTAGGAGTATCTAGAGAACTTCAAGGTCGTGCTCTTGCTTATGCTTATCGCACTATCGAGGCTGCTTTAAAACGTGCTGAAGAAATCATCAATGACTCACGACCAGAAATAGGTCCTTATAAGAAAGTATTAACTTATAACGAGGGGGCATCTAAAGTAACTCTAGAAAAGATCGACGTAGCTCCAAGTTCTGGTAGTGGGTTTAACGGAATAGCACTGATGAGTGCTGATGTCATTACTACAGAAAGCGTGGGTGTTAACTACGATATCGGCGATATCATCACTTTCGTAGGGGGAATTTATACAGAACCTGCTAGACTTCAAGTTTTATCGACTACAGCCACTCCTGGAGGAGTATTAACATTTAGAGTATTAAGCAGCGGAGTCTATACATCATTGCCTGGTACTTTAGTAGGATCTGAACGAATCGTCGAGACCACTGCTACAGACTCCGAAGGAGTAATACCTCCTAGAACTCCTAACGGTGCTGAATTTTCAGTTACCTTTAATGTCAATAACATACAGGTCAATGACGGTGGCAGCGGATATGGTTTAGTTTCTGTTCGTGTAGCAGGTGGCGGTGGTGCTGGAGCTTTTGGTACTGCCAATGTTGTTGACGGAGAAGTCCTCAGTATCACTGTTACTGATCCAGGTTCTGGATTTACCAGTATACCTTCTGTAGTTGTTAATCTTCCTAGATTTTTATTAAAAACAGATGGTTATAGGACTGATTTTACTGGTGATGTTACTACTATTACCGCATCGGCAGCGAGAACCAGAGACATCAGAGAAGGTCTATATATCCGCGGCGAGACCTCAGGAGCGTTAGCACAAATACTAGCGCACCAAGGCGAGCTAGATTCAGAAGGTCGAGAAATATTCGATGTTGATATCATTTATGGCACGTTTATAGATTCTGAAACATACGGAGAAGGAGAATGGATTTCCTACGGTGACGTTGGCGTACAAACCCAAATCACCGTTCTAGTAGAAAGTGGTATCTACGAAGAAAATTATCCTTTACGTATTCCCCAGAACGTATCTATCGTCGGTGACGAGTTTAGACGCTGTATTATTAGACCAAAGCCAGGCATAAGTTCTAGTCCTTGGGCATTTTTATATTTCCGCAGAGATTTAGTCATTGATGGATTAGAAACTGCAGATCAACAATTCGGTTATCACTATCTAACCGATGTCAGTCGACCAGTTTACCCCTTGATCGATAACAAAGGATATTATACCGCAGCAGCTGAATTATTGAGATTAAACAGAGAGTTCTTACAGCAACAGGTAGTAGGTTGGATCGATTATCAAATAGCTAACGAAATCGATCCATACGTAGCCAGTTTCCTTTATAACAAAACACTATGCCAGAGAGACGTGGGTCTCATTATCGATGCCATGGTGTTTGATTTAAAATACGGAGGCAGTGATAGAACTATATCAGCAGCTTTAAAATACAAAGGAAATGCCAGCGGTCTTATCGCTATCACAACACAGCTAGATGAGACTGTCGCAGCTATCAGAAGATTGGCCGCACTGATACAATTGGTATTGAAAAACATTGCTATCACAGAATTATACTATCCTGTAATTAATCCGCAGATCGTTGATGGCGCTTATCAAACAGAATCCGGTGTGACTGGCACCGTCATTAATATTTCTAACATCACGCTGGCCAATCCTTGTGTAATTACAACTGCAACCAATCATAATTTGGTCACAGGCGACGAAATCGTCGTTGGCGGCATCGGCGGCACGACCGAATTGAACGGTAATAATTATTATGTCGATGTTATTAATTCAACATCTTTTGGTATCAGAGAATATGCCGGTGCTGATCTAATTGACAGTAGAGAGTTTACTGCATACACATCCGGCGGAACTGTAACCAAACCCGGCGGAGTCGTACAATCACTGATTAATGCATTGATCGATGTCATAGAAAATTCTGACAGCGTTAACTATCCCAAAGACAACGATCAAATGGACGTATTCTTAGCCAACGACTCCGTTCGTTGGCAGGCTATCACTATGCAAGGACACGGAGGTTTTGCTCTAGTGTTAGACCCCTGGGGACAAATCTTAGCTCGATCGCCGTATGCTCAAGAATGTGCATCATTCAGTAAGTCCACAGGACGCCAGACATTCGCAGGTGGTATGTTCGTCGACGGATTCGCTGGTAATATTAGATTTAAAATCTTAGAAAGAGATAGTAATACATTTTTAAGAGTTGGAAACTTAGCTCGTATGCCTAACCTTCCAGCATCGTTTATCGTTAATGATACTATCTATAGAATCAACTATATTAGAGATTTTACTTTCCAAGTAACCGAAGGACGAGCTACTGCGACTTCCACAGCATCATTTATTTTAGACGAAACGACTCCTTGGTTAGATGATCCTATTGAATATGATTCAGATATCTGCTATCGTGATGTCGGACTTATCATAGACGGATTAGGGTATGATATCGTATTTGGTTCAAACTATCATGCACGGAAAGCAGGTCTCACTTATAGACAGGCTAATGCAGCAGTGGTTGTTAATGATCAATCCGATATTACTTCTAGAGCCATCGAAGAAGCTCATAGAATAGCAAAAACTTATATATCTACCATCAGCGGAGATGCAGTAGCTACAGCAACAACGAGTTCTGCTGTTATCGCATCTATCGTAAGAAACGGTAGTTCATTTGCGCCAACACTGGTACTTACAAATCCGTCTGGCGTATCTGCAGACATAGCAGCGGCTAAGGCCTTGTTATTAGCAAACGTTGATTTCCTTGCTGACGAACTCGTTGCTTGGATCAACTACAACATCAGTAACGGCGGAACCATTTGGAACGGCTTTACCTATGATTCTGCTGCCTGCGAAAGAGATGTCGGATACATTGTTGACTCTATAAGATATGACTTTGCTTTCAACACAAACTACAGAACTGTTAGCTCTGCGCTGCGCTACCTAATGGCAGGTGCCAGCACAGTATTAACTAGCCAAAAGGAACAGACTCTACAGGGCCTGATACGTGCTAAACACTACACCATTGATGAACTCACTAATGCTACTGCTATTTCTAGAGCCACAAGTCTTTGGAATGAAGTCATTGATATTATCAACAACGGAGCCAGTGCTGCCGATTCATATACACTGACTATTCCTACAGGTGGTACTGGTAACGCCAGCGATACTGGTTACCTATACGCTAGACAACAGCTACAGGCTAACAAAGCATTTTTACAAGATGAAATCATTTCTTGGATCGCTGATCAAGTAACAGCTGATCTAGGAACTCCGTTTACTGCTTCTTTCACATACAACGAGGAAGCCTGCAGTCGTGACGTTGGACTTATCGTTGATGCACTGATCTACGATATCAACTACGGTGGAAATCTACAGACATACGATGCTGCCAAAGCCTATTATGACAATGCTGTGGCACAATACGGCACTGGAGAGAAAGATGAAATACTTGCTGCATTAGCAAGACTAAAAACTATCGTCGGTGAAGTTATTCTTGAAACTGATGTTACAGAAAGTTCAGGAACTACTGAAGTTCAAGACGTTAGCGGAACAGCAGGTAGCGCGGGTGCTGCTAGTGCTGCCGAAGCGTTAGTACAATCTATATACGATACTATCGACAGTGACGGAACATTGCCAGCTAGAACCGCACCAGATATTACATGGACTAGTGCAACTTTACAATCCGAGCATGCTGCTCTCGATTCAACTGCACAGACAGCTATTGGTTCAGCAACAACTGATTGGATTGATTCTCAGATCGTCCTAGCAGGAACTGGTATATTTGACAGCGGCTTTGTTTACAACAGTATTGCCTGTGCTAGAGATACTAGACTAGTTGTTGAGTCTGTGACCTATGACTTGCTCTATGGTGGCAACAGCCAGACTAGAGATGCTGCTTACAAATATTACAGCAGCGTGATCGCAGGAAATCCGATCTTTAATCCAGGAGAGGAACCAGAGACCGCTGCGGCCTATGAATACCTAGCATACCTAATCAACCAGGTAATCCAGAATCAAGCTCCGACTACTGTATACTCAAGCACTTCGCGAGTAACAGGTACCGCGGCATCTGCAACATTACATACAACTATCGAAGGTCTATTACAGATTGTAGCTGATACTGTTAGAGATGGTCTAGGTTCGTTACCAGCAGAAGTACTTCCTGACTTAGATGCTTATTCTTATACGACTGCATTAAAAACTTCTAAGGAGGCACTCGATACAGCAAAAGAAACCATCCAAGAAGATACTATCGAATGGATTGAAGATAATATCAACGTCTACGAAGTATTGATGCCTGGTAACAGATCTATGTTGTCAAACGACTTTACACAGATCAACGACATGGGCTACGGTCTGTTAGCTACTAACGGTGGCTTAACTGAAGCCGTGTCGATGTTTACCTATTACTGTTACGTTTCGTATTTTGCATTGAACGGTGCACAGATACGTTCTGTAGGAGGATCATCGGCACACGGTGTATATGCATTGATCGCAGACGGTGCCGATCCGTTAGAAGTTCCTACTCCTGTTAATTTATATTATGATTTAAGCCAAGGTTGTACCTGTTATTTCCCCGGAGCTTTATATGCAAACATCGCTGGAGGATTAGTAATATATGTTAATAATTACACATATGTTCCTTTAAATAACAGCGAACTAGAAATAGATTTTGGCTACGAGCTCTATAGATATACCGTAACATCTGTAGCCACAGAAGATTTGCCCGACGGTGTTGCTAGATTAAATCTCGCGGCATCCGACGGCGAAGGGTTAGAAGCTCCTGTTCTTGATGGAACTCCTTTAACCATCAGACAAAATGCTCAGGTAGTTCTAACTGGTGATATTGTCGAAGTAACTACAAGACCTTCGACTGGTTTAGTACTGAACGAATCTGAAGACGTTTATCGTGTTTTACAATTCGAAGAATATCAAGACCCTGTCGGCGGAAGAACCTGTACTATCAGCAATTCCGATCCAGTAACTATTACTAGAACTAACCATGAGCTAGAACCTGGTTATCTAATATCTTTCTTGACTGACGGTGAATTACCAGAAGGAATAGTTGCCGGAGTATATTATTTTGTTCTTCCTGACAATCTTACTAGAAATACATTTCAAATCTCTCTAACCAAGAATGGAACTCCAGTAGCAACCACTACTGTAGGATCAGGAACACATCAATACTATCTAGAAGGTCTAGCGAGAACTACACTAAGAGAAAACTATAACTACATCGATCTTACTGTATGGCCAATACAACCTTACACAGACACTGCATTCACCTGCACGATCACGGTAGCCAATCCTGCAGTTGTTACAACATCAACTAATCACGGATTTAGCAACGGCGATGTGGTTAGGTTTAGTGTAACTGCTGGAGGAAGTTTACCTGGTGGTATTTCATCGACAAGACATTATTTCGTAGCGAACGTTGTTAGTCCGACTGAATTTACAGTAAACGTTCTGCTAGGTGAGTCAGCAGAAGTACAATCATTATCGAGTGGTTCTGGAACGTTTAGTGTTCAACTTGTCGTAGGTGGTGTTGGTGATCAAGAATTCGCAGTGGTTCCGATTGGACCAGAAGAAAGTCGAGTGCTTGGTAGCAAATTGGTATTCAAGGGACAAGAATACACGATCACAGGATATGACAATGAAACCATAACAGAAGAACCATATGCCCTTGTTAGACTAAACCGAGGATTAGTAGATTCTGTAGTTCAGTTTAACACATTGCCAACATTAAAATCAGGAGTACCTAAAGGAGAACCAGGTACGTTAACTATTAGGATTTCGTTGACTCGAGTTACATCGCACGACCTATTAGAAATTGGTACAGGTTCTTATGCAGATACTAACTATCCAAACGAGATCTATGGTGCGCCGGTAAATGCAGCAAACCCTGCTGCGGAAACTGAGGAACGAGGTGTAGGTCGTGTTTTCTACGTGACCACAGACCAATTTGGTAACTTTACTGTAGGTCCTTATTTCCGTGTTGACCAAGGTACTGGACAGGTTACATTCTCAGCTGCGATTGCCCTGAGTAACTTAGATGGTATCGGATTCAAGAGAGGTGTGCCTATCGCTGAATTCTCTACAGATTCGGGATTCGTAGATAATGCCACAGATACTGTGCCAACAGAAAACGCTACTCGTATCTACATCGAAAGAAGATTAGGTATCACACACGGTGGATCAGTAGTTACTCCATCTTCTCTAATTCCTGCGTTCACCGGTGGTTACATGTCCTTGGATGGTCAGCTACCAATGAAAGCTGACATGAATCTCGGAGAAAATAAAATCGTTAGCCTAGCGGATCCTGTGAACCCGCTCGATGCAGTAAACCTACAGAGTCTGACTTTTACAAATCTTCAAGAATTCGATATCACTGATATTCAAGCCAACGACCTGTTAGTGTTCACCGGTGACGGAAACACTGCTATAAATGCCCGTATCGTCGGTGACATAGCATTAGATATCGATTCTAGCGCGAACACGATTGATGCGCAGATCAATCCTGAAGTGATCTTAGATGCAGACATTAATGCATCTGCGGGTATCCAGCAGAGCAAATTGAATATGAATATCGCAGATGCTATTTCATCTGCACCGACTGGATCAGCTAGTACCATACAAGCAGCCAGCGGTCTCGCAAGTTTTGACAGTGCAAATTTCGAAATCACGAATGGATGGGTAGGTATCAAAGCTAATGGCGTTGCTCTGGGTGAAATACAGCAATTGGCCAGCGACACCGTGATCGGTAATAGCACTGGTTCGACTGCGACTCCTACTGCGGTATCATTCGCTACCGTAGTCAACGAAGGGTTAGCTGTTAAGAAATCAAACTTCACTGCTGTGGGATTCTTAAGAAGAAAGAATGCTACTAGCTTTAGTGGGGATACAGGCGCTGGATTATCAGATAGCTTCGAGGTAATAGATTCAGATTCAAACAACACTGCCAGTACTCTAGTAAAGCGAGACAGCAACGGAGACTTCGCAGGAAGAGTAATTTCTGCTGCACAATTTAAGATCGACACTAAACTGCTAGCAGATACTACTACTTCGGGCGGTGGCGGTGTCGTACAACTGTACGGATTTTTAGATCAAGCAGCGATCTTGCTAGGTGACGGTAGTCTAGCTACTGACAAGAGAAATTATTACGATAACGACGGACATATATTCCGTCCGCAAAACGGTATTGGCTACTCTCCTATCACCTGTTCAACCATAACTGCTAGTGCAATTACAGGTAGCGGCTCACCAAATACCACAATGACGGGTACATTTGTACTGGCAAGTGGATCTAAGCTACAGGCCACATATGCTGACCTAGCTGAATATTATGAAGCAGATAAAGAATACGAAGTCGGAACTGTACTGATATTCGGAGGAGACAAAGAAGTAACTCTAGGTAATGTCAAGGCGGATCATCGAGTCGCTGGCGTGGTCAGTGAAAATGCTGCTCTGATCATGAATGAATCGTGTCCAGGAATTAAAACACTGCTAGCATTGCAAGGTCGTGTTCCTTGTCGTGTAGTAGGCAAGATTGGAAAAGGAGACCTTATGGTTACATCGGGGATACCGGGCGTTGCTGTCAGCGTAAGGGGCGATGCTAAAGCAGGAACTATCATAGGAAAGGCGCTAGAAAACTATGATTCAGATCATATTGGCACTATCGAAGTTGCCGTAGGAAGAACATAATGGCATATACATCAGACAACATAGTTAGTCCAGGTAGCCCTCCAGTACTCTGGAGTGATATCGATACCGCATTTAGGATAATTAATCAAAACTTCGTTGAACTATATGCAACAATCGGCGGTGGATCTGTTGTTGATTTTAATAGTTTATCAACTAATGTTAGCCCTTCTTCTTCGGAAGTTTATGATCTCGGATCATCTACTAAAAGATGGAGAGATTTGTATTTAAGTGGTTCTAGCTTATATCTCGGTGAGGCTGTTATTACATCCTCTGGAGAAACTATTAATTTGCCAGTCGGATCGACTATTGGTGGGTTGAGGGTAGACGAAAACTATTTCAAATTCATATCAGTGGCTGGCCAGGACAATATCGAAGCAGACGACGGGACTGATACATTAAATTTTGCTAACGGCAATGGTATCAATATCACTACAAATTCAACGTCGGACACTGTGACAATTAGCAACACCGGAGTATTATCTGCTAATTCAGGAACTGGAATTAGTGTTTCTTCTACAGTCGGCGATATCGTTATTACTAACATCGGTGTAACACGAGCCGAAGCCGGGCTTGGTATTTCATTAGATAACAATACTAATACTGTCGAAATATCTAATACAGGAATCGTAGGAATAAATCCCGGTATAGGAATTTCAGTATCTGCAAGAGATCCAGTCACTGGGTTCATAAACATCGTCAACACTCAGCCAAATGTTCCACAACAAACTTTTGGTGTAATTGCTGTTCCTACACAAACATCGATTGCTGCTGACAGTACTTCCGATACACTAACCATACAAACCAGCGGCGACGGCCTAAGTATCACTACCACACCTCTAACAGATACTTTAACGTTTACTAATACCGGTGTAACTAGCCTAGCGGTAGGAAACGGATTAACTATAGATGCAGGCACCGGCGGCATCAATCTAACATTAGATGCTACTTTGACAAGAAATATCGTAGGCACTGTAGTAGGTGACGTTACAGGATCAGTGTTTGCTGACGATAGCACACTGTTAGTTGATGCTACAGAAGGACTGATAGTTGGCAACGTTAATAACAGCGAGATTACTACTGATTTTGTATACTTTAGAAATACCGGTTATCAATTATTTTCAGATGAAGGTGGAGACTTTTACATTTATGGTTCTAACACCGACAGCGATATCATTATTAGAACCAATGCCAGCGGTGGTGGGCAAGAAGACTTTGTGTTCGGCAAGGACGGGGACTTAACTGTACCAACCGGAGCAACAATTACACCGCAAGTTATAACTTCCGGAACTCCAGAAGACTTTACAATCCGAGGACAAGAGACATCGGGTGGTAGTTTAAGCGAAGGCGGAAATCTGTACATCGACGGCGGCGAGGGAAATGCTGGGGAAGGTTATGCCAACGGTGGTCTTTGGCTCGGTACAGAATCAGCATTGGTAAGAATAGGAAATCTATCCGGAGGTACTATTGTTGAGTTCGACGGGTACATGCGTTTGCTACCGGGCAGCGAACTAGATTTCCAAGGTGCTTCTACGCTAACAAATCTCAGTTCGATCACCACTGATCTAATCGGTAGTGTATTTGCTGATGATAGTACATTATTAGTTGATGCCACAGAAGGTAAAATCGTTGGACCTATAGAAACAACCACAGGTGTATTCACAGGAGGAATCACTGGAAACCTAACCGGCGACGTTATAGGTAGTATATTTGCTGACGACAGTACATTATTGGTAGATGCGACTAATGGAGAAATTCCCGGGTATGTGAAAATCGCAGATCTCAAGACCGCTTTGCAAGACGGGGCCGGCGATTATGCTGCATTTAAAACATGGGTTTTAGCGAATCTATAAACGGTTAAATATACAAAAGAGAGCGCAAAATGGCCATACAAACGATCAACATAGGTAACAGAGTAAACGACGGATTAGGTGATGATTTACGAACAGCGTTCCAGAAAGTCAATTCTAATTTTTCAGATTTAGAATCTAGATTAACTATTACTGCTAGCAACGTAGGTACGCTAGGCGAAGGAATTTTCAAACAAAAAACCGGATCTAATTTAGAATTTAAAAAACTACTTCCGGGAACAAAAATAACATTAGATAATCTAGAAGATAACATTCGTATCAATTCAAGCCAGCCCGATGCATTTACTAGTATAACAACTAATTCTGGTTTGATCGTAGCAGATAACGATACCAATACCACTGATATCACTATTAGAGGCGGGCAGGGTGCTCGGAATATTACAGTATCTGCAAATGATAGAATCATTGAAGTTGATACTGTTTTAGACCTAGAACAAATACTATTAACCTACGATTTTGGAAACATCCAAGGAAATTACGAGCATCCGATACAATTTGCATTGGCTTCGTCAAATATCGATTTCGGAACTATTACTAATCCTGGAAGACTAAGTCTAGATTTAGGATCTATTTAAAGGTAAAGTATGGCAGTTATTTGGCAAACTCAACCGGGAGATCTAGGGATATTAACAGAAAGACAGACAATAAACTTGTCTCTGTCTGCATATTCTACAGAAGATTTATCTATCACTTATTCCCTTATTGCTGGAAGTTTGCCAAGAGGTCTAAGACTAGATAACGGATTTATAAAAGGTAGTCCGACAGAAGTAAGAAAATTCACAACTAATCGCTTTGTTATAAGAGCCAGCGACGGCATTAATTTAGAAGATAGAACATTTTCATTATCTGTAGATGGCGCTGACGTTCCAGTATGGCAAACACCAGAGGGATTCCTAAACGTTGGACAGGGCGAAAATTATTTTGTATTAGATAATGCATATGTAGATTTTCAGCTAGAAGCATATGATCCAGATCAGATAGCAGGAGATTCTATAGAATACTACCTAGTTCCAAATGGCGGTACTCTTCCTCCCGGCTTGATATTAACTAAAGACGGAAAGATTCAGGGATTTACTGAAGCTATTTTCTCTGTGCAATATTCATCAACAGTCAGTGGTGCATACGATACTGGTGCATTCGATATCGTTCCGTTGGATAAACCAGAAGCGAATTCTAACGGATTTGATACCTTTCTATACGACAACACCACGTTTGACTATTCAGAGACATCTCAAGTTCCAAAAAGACTCAGTCGGTTTTACAGTTTTATCGTTGGAGTGACAGATGGAATAAACGTGATAACCCGAATATTTAGAATATGGGTAGTCACAGAAGAATTTCTGCAATCCGACAACAGTATTGTACAGGTAGATACTAACTTATTTAGAGCTGACAACACAGGGGATCGACTGCCCTTATGGATCACTGATAGTTACTTAGGTAGATACAGAGCCAACAATTACATCACGCTCTACTTAGATGTATACGATCCTCCTAGTCTAAGCGGAACAATTTCATATCTTTTATTAGATCGAAATCCTGGAACCTACAGAGTGATCGGGACCGATTTCATTACCCAAGGATATTATGATATCAGCGACGAGGCTCCTCGATGGAAGTATAATTTACAGGGAACGTGGAGTTCTGGTAAAAAATATGTTCTAGGTGATGCAGTAACATATGTTGACGATGAAGATTCTACTATTACTAATCAAACTTGGGTCTGCTTAATAGATAATGCTGGCCAATCTCCTAGAGAAAGCGAGTATTGGACAAAAAATAACGTCTATACTTCAGATCAGACATTTATACTAGACAGTTTATTATGGGAAGTGGTAGACCCAGAAACTGTAAGTCAGATACCAGACGGTATGACATTGGACAGTATCACTGGTGAAATCGCAGGAAAGGTCGGGTATCAATCTGCAGTAACTAAGACTTACAAATTTACACTTAAAGCCACTAACTATCCGTTGACATTAGGTGATACTGAATTAAGTTATCAGGGATCATGGAACTCTACTACCATTTATAGTATCAACGATACCGTGATTTACCTAGGAGAAATATATATCTGTTTACTGGTACACAGAAATCAGATACCGAATCTGTCTCCCTCTACATGGGCTAAGGCTACATCGTCAGCTGAAAAGACCTTTGTACTCGATATAATCGGAGAAATTGACAGTGCTATAGAATGGATTAGCGAAGAACTAGTCGGAGAAATAAAACCAAATCAACCTAGTAGACTATATATCAGAGCTAAAAGTCTTCTATATGGCGGTAGAGTTAGTTATCAATTAGTCAGTGGCAATTTGCCTCCGGGGCTATCGTTATTAGGTACCGGAGATATAGAAGGTAAGGTCAAACAATTTGCAGATGCTAATGGTCCGGCACTTACTAGATTTTTTGAAAGAATGGATAGCGACGGTCTAAACAATTCAATCGAAGATAGCTCAATGATGTACAAAGACTATACTGTATCTTTCGATGATAATCTCACAACTTTTGATAAAGTTTTTAAATTCGAAATTATGGCCAAGGACGGGGCCAATTTTTCAGAATCGATTAAAACTTTTCAGATCAAAGTCATTGCAGATAATGTAAAAACATTTGCAAACTTGTATTTTAAAGCCTTCCAACCAAAAGCTAAGAGATTAGAATGGTTTAATTTTATTACAGATTCTAATATATTTAGACCTGAAGAAATATATAGATACGGTGATACTAACTTCGGAGTCCAGACCGAATTAAAAATTTTAGTCTATGCAGGAATAGAATCTGTTGACGCAGTAAACTATGTACAGGCTATGAGTCGTAATCACTATAAAAAGAGAATAAAATTTGGAAATTTAAAAACTGCTGTAGCGAAAGATCCCAACACTCAGGAAATAATATATGAAACGATCTATGTAGACATAGTCGACGACCTAGAAAAAAATGGTAAAAGCATATCTGCACAAGTACAGTTACCAGATAATATAAACAGCAAAGTATTGATAAGTTATGACGCTATCACTATCGATTCTGATATTCCGCTGGTCAGTGACAGCGACCATCAACGAATATTTCCAAATTCTATCAAAAATATGAGAAATAGAATCAAAGCAATCGGAGATAGAGATCGAGAATATTTGCCGTTGTGGATGCGTAGTATACAAGAGGGCGATGTTGCAGAAACAGGATATGTGAAATCTCTGATAATTTGTTACTGTTTGCCAGGGTACAGTGCAGGGATTATCAGCAGAATAAAAAATAGTAACTACGATTTTAAAAAATTAGATTTTGAAGTCGATCGATATCTGATCGATGTTCTTAACGGTGAACTAGAGAATAAATACCTTGCGTTCCCACAGAGCGGAGAAAAACAACCATGACCAGTAATGTAAATTATTTAAGTATCAATGAAAATTTTCCTGTAGCAGGACAGGACAATGACACACAAGTTTTTAGAGATAATTTTGACACGATTAAAAATAGTCTTAGAGCTGCACAAGAAGAAATAACAGATCTTCAAAACAACACTGCAAAACTAAACGAAGATAACGAGTTTTCTAATTCCGTTATTATCAATGCAGTTTTACAGCAAACAACGGAACGACGTGTCGACGGTGGAGCTATCAGTACTGAACTAGCTGCTCCGGTAAGTATCGATTTTGAAAATGGTAGTTATCAATTATACAGATTTGGCGTAGATGCTGATCTTGAATTCGTTAACTTTCCTACCAATGCAAATCCTTTGTTAACCGCAGGTGTAGGTAGAGCAACATTAGAACTAAGAAGCACTGGCTCCGAAGTTACCCTTACATTATATTCACCCGGAGGAGAATGGCGTGCCAATGGTTTCCCCTTAGCTAAAATCGGAGTAGATCGTCAGCCATTGGTTCTTCCTGCCGATTCCAACGAGAATCCCATTTTTATCGAAGTTTGGAAACACAGCAACGACTTTACATATATTAGATATTTAGGCCAATTCGTCTAATGTTCCATCCATTTGAAGGTGACCTTTCGGAACTAAAAGATTCCGAAATCGAAGACAAAGTTACCGAACTAACCAGGAAATACTTCCAAGCCAGCCGGTTAGGTAAGCCTGAACTGTTGACACAGATCTCAACTTTCCTTACAATATATAAAGAGGAAATGTCTAAAAGACTGAGGACTAAAACCCAAAGTAATATAGACGGAGATTTGGATCAACTTATAAATGTCGACTAGTATAGAACAACAATTAGCAAAAGCTGTTATTTGTCACGGTATAGATATACTGAAAAAATCTTCTGCCGATTCTAATGATATAGAAAATTATCTAAAAAGAATATACGAAGAACACTTAAACTATCCAATACCAAAAAATACTATAGATCCTTCCAATTGGCTAATACCTCAAGAATATAAAAATTTCGATATTGAAGGTTTTTTAATCGATCAGTGTCCTAAAGAAAATTATCATAGATTAGTTAAAGAATTAGAATTATATCGCAAAAATAATTTTATTCCCATGCTTCGTGCGATAAAATATATAGTAGATACGCTGAGAAAAAACAACATAGTATGGGGTGTTGGCCGCGGAAGTTCTGTGGCTAGTTATGTGCTCTTTTTATTAGGTGTACACAAGATAGATAGTGTTAAATACAATCTACCAATAGAAGAATTCTTCAAGGAGATATAAAATGGGTAAAACTTATACCACTATGAGAGGCAAACAGTTGGATATGGAACAGCTGAATCTCAAAAACGAAACATTACCTGCAGTAGGTAATATGAAAGTAAACGCAAGAGGAGATCAGTTAGGTCCCGGAGGAAAAGTAGTAAAAACCAGAGAACAAATTCTTGCCGATTATTATAAAAATAATCCTAGAGCAATGAAAGAAGAAATCGTAGATAGAAAAGGTAAAAAATAATGAATTATAACCCGATCAAAGGTCAATTTAGACCCTTGCACGACGATGTTCTTGTCTGTGATATGGATATGGGTGAAATGACCACATCTTCTGGTATAGTTGTTCGCAGTGACGACGGCAAAGCTCATGGAGTTAAACCTCGTTGGGCTCGAGTTTACAAAGTCGGTCCTGAACAACGAGATGTAAAAGAAGGAGAATGGATCTTGATCGAACACGGCCGCTGGACAAGAAAAATTACTGTTGACGACGGCGAAGGTATTAAAGAAATACAAAAAGTAGAAACGAAATCCATTTTAGCTATTAGCGATGAAAAACCTAACGATTTTTACATCGGAGAAGAGTTTAGCAACGGTTCAACAGCAACATTTAGTCCAGACCAATTCGTCTAATGATGTTGAAAAAGAAAACGTGGAGCGTGGACGACATCATAAGGCAAGTCCACGCTCTTTCTAGAGAATGCTCTAGCCCGTATAACGACGGATTTACATCTTTCGAATGTAAAAAAGATCTCTACCAAATACAAGAAGCTATAAATCGCGCTCTACAAAATTCTCCAAACTTCGGCGATCTGGAAAAACAATGGTTGACCGAACAAGAACAAAAACGTATAATAAAACATCTTAAGTCCTAAGGAGATACAATGACTAATCCTTTTCGTGATCAGGCGAAGTTTATGACAGCCTGCGATCAGTCTGTCAATGAAAAAAATGCTTCGCAATACGAAATGTATTACGGTCTCATCAAAGAAGAAGTAGCAGAACTAATGGCTGCACATACTGCCAATGATCGTGTCGAACAGCTAGATGCGCTTATCGATATTTTGGTCGTTACTATCGGTGCTATACATTCAATGGGCGCTGATGCAGAAGGTGCTTGGAATGAAGTCATGCGTACTAACTTTGCTAAAATTGATCCTGCCACAGGCAAAGTAATCAAACGTGCTGACGGTAAAGTGCTGAAACCAGAAGGCTGGCAACCTCCTGAACTGAAAAGGTTTTTAAAATGAAAGAATTATGGGTAGAAAAATATCGTCCTAAAAGCATAGATGGTTATGTGTTCCGAGACGATCATCAGCGCAAGCAAGTGGAAACTTGGATCAAAGATCGCAGTATTCCGCATCTACTGCTAAGTGGCAATGCCGGCATTGGTAAAACTACATTAGCTAAAATCCTTATTAACGAACTAGGCATCGAAGAATACGATGTTCTAGAGATCAACGCATCACGTACAAACTCTGTCGAAGATGTCCGTGATAAAATTACAAACTTTGTTCAGATGATTCCGTTTGGACCTTTCAAGGTGGTACTATTAGATGAAGCAGACTATCTTAGCCCTAATGCGCAGGCTGCGCTGCGTGGAGTCATGGAAGAGTATCATGCGACTGCTCGTTTCATCCTCACCTGTAACTACCCTAATCGCATTATCCCTGCTATACACTCACGATGTCAAGGATTTCACGTCGAGCGAACGGATCTTACTGAGTTTACCGCTCGTGTTGCTACTATTCTTGTTGACGAAGCGATTGATTTCGATCTTGAGACGCTTGACAACTATGTCAAAGTAACATATCCAGATCTCCGTAAATGCATCAATCTCGTACAGCAGAATGTCAATGAAGGAAAACTAAACGAGCCGAACAAAGGCGACCAAGGAGAAGCTGATTGGAAGTTCGACATGGTCTCACTTTTCAAAGCAGGTAAAATCACAGAAGCACGTAAATTACTCTGTGGTAAGATCCGTGCAGAAGAAATGGAAGAAGTCTATCGTTGGTTGTATGATAACTTGGCTATTTTCGGTGACGAAGAAACACAAGATAAAGCTATATTGATCATCAAGGCTGGACTAGTGGATCATACACTGATCGCAGATCCAGAGATTAACCTAGCAGCTACACTTGTAAAACTTGCTCGGTTGTGATGAAACAAAAATTTATAGATCTTTATATAGATTGGGCTTGGCGTGTCGCAAAGCTCAGTTATGCTCAAAGATTAAATGTAGGTGCTGTCGTAGTCAAAGATGACACCGTGATCAGTTACGGTTACAACGGTATGCCTGCTGGTTGGGATAACGATTGTGAAAATGTTGAATTGATGGATTCCGACGCCGGAGGATGGTTGAACCCTGAAGAGATCGAAGCACAATGGCCCTACGAAGGAAAATTTTGGATCAATGGGCAAGAAGTTAATACTAGATATAGATTAAAAACCAAGCCCGAAGTGTTGCATGCGGAGTCAAACGCGATCGCTAAATTAGCTAAGTCGTCTAATAGTGGAAAAGACGCTGATATTTTCATCACACACTCGCCCTGCATCGAATGTGCGAAGTTGATATATCAATCCGGAATACGAAATGTATTCTACAGAGAGAACTATAGAGATAACGCCGGACTCGACTT